GGTAATGAAATCAATGCGCCATATTTAGCCATCTACGCAGTCTCCGCAAAAACGATTAACTGCACTTTGACTGCCGGGTAATCATTAATCCCATCACTACCTGAAGGCTGTATTGTTATAGTGTTTCCAGATGCAATAATATTTCTTTTATCTGTGTAACTTATTGTCCCTTTATCCTCCAGAGTACCAACCGCAAACCCAACCTTTAAACCAGGCTCAAGGTTGAACTGGTAGCTTCCCGTTTTCTGACCTAAAGCAAGATCGATGATGCCCACCACGGTTACAGGTTTAATGCCATAGTTATTCGGGACACCGTTAGCGTCCCATGTCTGAATTCCCCATGTCATCAGAATACCCCTGTTAATTTGCCAATCTGCACGCGGAGAACGCCATTGCCATCTTTAACGCTGTAATTAAGATTGGTCATTTTCGTTGCCCCCTCCCCGGCAACAGCCCCATTCATTTCAAACGTTCCGTCTGATTTCATAATGGTGCCAGTTTGCCCCTGAACGTAATTTTCTGATCGCAGTTCTTTAATTTTTGCCAGCGTAATTTGACCATACTGAATAAACGCATCGCTGATAAAGACCTGACCATTGACCACCGCAAACGGTGAATATTGCGTATCACCGCTGCCACTCATCAGGACGAACTGATTGGCGTTAAAGCCGACACGGGTGACTACCGGCTTGCCTGCTTCCGCCAGCACGGCAATCGACATCCCGGCGTTATACATCACGCCGTTAATCCGGACGCCAGTTTTAAGGGTGTAAATTGCAGATGCTCCGGTCGCATCAACCACGGCGGTGAGCTTATCCTCCAGCGCGGCAGTCACATCATTGAACTGCGCCTGCACCTGCGTCGACATTTCAGCCATGGCCTTATCTACCTGCGCAATGGTCGTTTTAACCACCAGAATATCCGCACGCACTTCGCCATACTGCGCCCACTGATGTTCCACGGTTGCATGGTTGGCCAGCGCGTTCTGCAATGCGGCTTCGAGGTTGGTATCAATGTCGCTTGTCAGGCGGTCACCGTCTGCAGACGTCAGGAAGTCATCAGCAATATCGCCCAAGTAGTCGTCAGCATTCGCGTTGGATACACCACGAACCCAGTCGGTCCAGTCACTCTGATTACCAATGCGGTCAACCAGCCGAGCCCGGTACCAGAACTCCTGACCTGCCTTCAAACCCAGTTGGGTATATGTGTGTTGAGGATACGGAACTCCGGCAAGCAGCAGAGGATTATCCCCATTACCGTTTGCTGAATACTGCAGTTCGGTCTGGAGGGTATCACCTGTATCCACCGGAAAGGACCAATCAACCTGTATACCCCAGTTGATTGCTGTGGTGCGCAGACCAACCGGTTTAGGAACATCCCCAGTACGTCCAGTGAGATGAGTCATCACAGAAGAGGCCCATAAACTGGACGCTCCACCGGAGTTAATGGCGCGGACTCTCACGAGGTAATCGCCTGAGAAAATCCCGGATACCTCTATATTGCGCAGGCCTGTTTCGGGAATATTGATCCACTCATTATCACCGCGTTTCCACTGTGCTTGATACGCGACAATATCTGCCTGAGGTTTCCCGTTTTTATCTACTGGCGTATCCCAACTCGCAACCATGGTCGCAATACGCTGCCCCTGACGGACCGAGTCGTAGCCACTGATCGTGATATTTGTCGGTTGCCCTACCAGGCCTGTCGGTATCAGGCTAATCGGCGGAGTATCCAGCCGAGCGTTGTTATCAACGGCATCGTATTTCGCCCCGTTGTATTCTGCGCCGGTGATGGTATGAGTGTTCTCCTCATCGTTAAATGTCAGATTGGTGACGCGGAAATACTGAAGTCGCAGTTGGCCAGCATCGATAACAAAAATGGCATTTGGTAATGGTTCAGCGGTAAACGACATCGCCAGTATCAGTTGCTGACCGTTAACCGCCTGAATGATCCGACTCTCAACAATGCCACCTTTTGTTCGAATCATCAGCGTATCCCCAGCGACCGCACTTGTTCCACGATCGGTAGTTACTGATTTCAACCCTGAATTGTAATCAGTGATACGTCCACCATAGACACGACCAGACAACCGTTCATCGGCAAAAGCGAACACAGTACCAGGAACATATGCAAATCCATCCAGCCCGGTCTGAACGCTGATAATGCGGTCCAGAGAATTGGAGTACACTGCCCAACCACCGCGACGCTGTGCTTCGCTTTCACGTGTACAGCCAATGGCCGTCAATTGCGTCTGCTTAAACTTGAACTGCTTAACCAAATCGGGAAACATCACCGCCGTCGTGCGGTCCTGATAGTGGTTATCCGGATCGCTAAAGTTAATCAGCGCAGAGCTATAGCGGTTCTTCTCACTGCCACTGGAATAGGTTGGTTTACCGACAACAGAAGCGCGAGTGAGTATCTGAAGTTTTGACGTATCAGCTGGCATATCAGAGACAACATTGAACATGTTGTTGCCCCAGAACGTCATGCCGTTAAAACCTGCCGCGATGTCCTTAATCACCTGCCAGGCATCAGCCTGAGCCTGGATATAAACGTCAAACATAAAGCGAGGCTCGGTACCGCTGCCACCCTTACCATCCGGCACCTTCTGGTCGCAGCGCTGGGCAATACGGTACAACTCCCATTTATCGAGCATCGCTGGCGTAACCCTGCGACCCAGTCCGAAGCGCGGCTCAGTAAGAATATCGAACCAAATCCATGCAGGATTATTCGTCCATCCCCATTTGTATGTACCATCCCATGTACCGCCATAAGTGCGTGCAATCGGATCGTAGTTCTGAGGGATGCGGATTACCCGACCTTTAGGTTTACAAGAAATCTTCGGGATATTGCTGAATGACTTAGCATTGAATGACACATACAGCAGTGCGGTATGCGGATAACGGAGACGCGCGTCAATCACCTCGGTGATCGCCTGTACCTGCGTTTTGTTCTGGAGCATTTGGTTGGCACTGTCTGCAGTATCCCGGACAACTCGAATCTGCCAGCCTGTGTTCGCTTTCGGCAGGTTGATGCGGTGTGTCAGTTCATAGAGAGAGCTGAGTTTCTCCGTAACCGTTTTGGTCATTACCGTAGAGTAAGCTCCACCATCAACGGCAAGATCGATATGGTACTGAACAGTGGTGCCAACAATATCTCCATCATTCTCTTGCTGTTGAAGGCCAAGAATGCCAACGCGTACCAATACGGCATCGATCTGGATATTGCTGATAGCTCGAGTCCAGGGGGTAACTTTCGTCAGCGACACGCCGATGCTGGTTTCGTTCTCCACGGCAGGGAAACCGGGGATTGGGGGCTGCGTCTGCGTGCCCGGACGAAAATCCCATGATACGTTCTCAAAGTTCATGGTGCCGTCGGCGTTGCCAAGCGGCGTACCATCGAGAAAAATACGGGTGGCATCCAGCCCACCAGCAAATTCACCCTCGCCCAGCGCCAGCAGCATACGGCAGCGCGCCATAGATTGGGCTGAATCAGGCTGTTCTACAGGCGTGTGCTGTTTCTGGCTGCCGCCCTTCGCACCAGTAATCGTTGCCATATTGCATCCATAAAAAAACCCGCCTAAGCGGGTTGGTTTTTGCTGCGGCTAATCACTGAAAATACGTGACTAACCTTATCTCGTAATCGAACGTATTTTCAATTCCAGGCTTTTCCACATGAGTGATGATGTCTCCGGGGCTCAGTCGTCTGCCAAGGACATTAATTGTAGAATTGAATTTCTGGTAGTCCCGGCCCCAGTCCATTTTTAAGCATCCCTGCTCACTCTTTTCGCCTGTGAAAGGATAATCCCCGGGAGGTAAAGAACCGTAGTCATATCCCGTAATTAGGCCATATACCTTTTGTTCAGGTTTGATATGTCCATTGAAATCAATAGCTGCAACAAACTCTAAAGTAGATTCCATGCGAGGATCATTTTCCTCTTTCAACCATTCAGCGACTATTTTTACAGCTGGCATTGTTGTGTCCCCATAGTGAAATGCTGTTGAAGGTAGCATAACACTACGCATGTTAACCGCGAGCTATGTTGCTGAAACTTAAATATCTTCTGCAACGATTCCTGCACTAATAATTGCACCGCCGATCTCCCGCTCCCCATAGAGTACGGCAACCGGGTTACCCATTGCCAATGTGTTTACTGAGCTGCCGAAAGCATAGCTGGGTTTGTTATCGGGATCATCTCGCCCCTGAAGTCCTTTTGGTTGGGGTGACAGCATCTGGTAGATACCGCCAGCCATCATGCCAATACCAGCAGAAACCATACCGGCGCCAATAACACCTGCAGACCCAAAAGTCATACCCGTAACAACAATACCTGCCACAATCATGATTGCACCAAGGATCGTCTGAAACAGGCCTGCTTTCTTTGCACCTTCCATAACCGGTGCAATACGAATATCGCTATTCCCAGCAAGGTTCTGGTAGTCCTCAACCCCGATGTTTCTTTTTCCACGAAACACCGCGAACGTCATTCCGTTTTTCTTCGCGTTCATCAGGTAACTTTCCAAACTGTCCAGGTTGATACATAACGCCTTCACGGCTTCAGCTGACGTCTGCACCGCCAGTTTATGCACGCGCCCAAATCTCGCACCCAGCGCACCATACAGGCGAATCGTTGTTAACCGCGCCATGGTTTTATCTCCTGAGGTAAGTTTTTATGTCGGACGCATATCATCGTCCGGTCTTTGAAATAGCCGCGCACATATGGAGTAATGCAGGAGGGTTGTCCATACAGATGGTGAAGCAGCTCACCTTCCTCGGTGAGGATTCCCGCATGATTCCACTTTCCGGATTCAACCTGCATGATGACCATGCAGCCAGGCACAGGATCGCACTCGACGAACCCCTCCCGCTCCCAGTTATCGAAGTAGAGGTTGTCCGGATACTGGCTTTCCCACCAGGGGTATTCGACGCGAAAATCGGTCAGCGTTACTCCCTGAGTAGCATGCCAGTCCATTATCAGCCCCCAGCAATCGTGCGAGCCAAGGATGAATGGACGGCCAATTAGTGGGATGGAACCCGGTGTTATCTCGGCATATTCATCGCAGTCCGGCGCGTAGATGCCCCAGACCACACTGGAGTTATTGCACTGCTGGCGGTCCAAATCGGACGGAATGGGCCGGGCACCTTCGCCTGGGTGGGAGTGTATGACTCGAATAATCGTCCCGATATCTTCGGCGTTCGCCCAGTGCTCACCATCAATGCGGAAATGCTCTGTCGGATTATCGTGACTATTCGGTACCGGGAAGTAACGCTGACGCCGTCCTGACTGAATGACAAAGCCGCAGCACTCGCGTGGCGATTCCTCCAGAGCATGCTTCCGGATGGCATTCATTATCGTTTTGTTCATTTTGAAGTCCGGTTATCGGGAGAAGAGAACAGTTGCCGGGAACCCGCCAAAATCAAGAATAGCAGCTTTTGGCTCAGCCAGCCCCGCTCCAAAGCGCTTGCGGCAATCGCTCAGGCAGCCGCCGCATACATCGAGTGCAGGGTCAGCGACCGAATTCCCCTTCGCATCAAAATACGCCGTGCCGTTGTAGGTGCAGCCGTCTCCGCTACGGTATTGGCCGCGCAGTGCCCACTCACAGAGTGATGTGATCTGCCGGGTGGGAATAACCAGGTTCTGCAAATCCGCTGGGCTAGTCAGCGTCCAGGAGACCACCTCATCATCCTCTGAGGTTTTCATGTCCAGCCAGAAAGTCTGAAGCGTATACATCGTCGGATCTGCTGTCTGGTTTATGCCCCCGGGGAAGTTGGCCGCATCAAGATAAACGGCATAGGTATCGATGATGCTCACCTTCGCGTTCACCATGTCTTTAAATTGCAGACAGAGCGCAGTGATATGACCATCGAGATTAGACACGCTCAGCTTCGGTTCTGCAGCCTGGTCGGTTGACAGTGCAAGATCGGAGATCTGGAAGGGCCAGAAATCGAAGATTTTTCCATCCCAGATGATGGGTTTTGGTCCTAGCTTTGCCTCATCGCCGTTCGCAGCATCAATCTCGGCGGGAGAATGAGGAAATGGTGAATAATGGAAGCGGTGAATACCGCCGCTGAACTCTGAAGCATCTACTTCGACCAGGCGGACCCTGCCACCAGGCGCCAGCATTGCCGCCGTATCAATCAGTGCTGTCATGCTCCACCTCAGGCATAGACGCCATAGGCGCGCTTAATGGTGAATGTCAGCTCTGCAAACTTACTACTGATCTGGTTCTTTCGCACCGAATCGGCCACGACGCGATAAAGCCCCTTCTCTTCGCCAGGCGGCTCGATGATAAAAGCCTTAACGGTATGCGCCAGCAGAAAGCCACGAACTGTATTCACTTCAGAGTCAGCGCCCACATGCTTCATCGGTACCTGAATAGCAGTCGAGTTAATGCCGTTCTCGGCTACCTGCTCATAACCATCACCGAATTGCGCGGACCTTATTGTTTGGCTGTATTCGACGGCACCAGCGCCGAGTTGTGAGTGCCAGGTATAAGTTTCAACTGCCATATTTACTCCATAAAAAAACCCAGCCGGGGCTGGGTTCATAGATTGCCAATTATGACTTTCACTTACCGCGATTCTCTTTCATTTCTTTGTACATATTTAAAGCGAATTCAAGATCATTAGCGCTACTGTCAACTTTTTCTTGGCAGCGATTGAATCCGCGCAGAGGTTCTTTCCCATCACTAGCAGGTTCTTGAGATAACCCCAGAGCTTCAAGCCGAACTCTGTCAGCCTCTTGTATGGCTAAATTTGGCGCGTCAATGATGCAAATCGTTTTTGGAACAGCCATTTTTGTAGATAATTTAAGATATCCCCAATAGCTTCCAGCAACTCCAAAAATAAACGACACGAGCACACCAAATAAAAAACAAAACACTCTATCTTTTGTCACCTAATACTCCTTATGGTTTTCCCATTTATATTCTTTGTCTCGGTATCGTCTGGACCATTCCCTGAGTTCGTAACAATTGGCATTTCTAACGCCGCTACCGTGAAGACTTTATTCATCATCATCCCCTGATTAGTATTGTTTGCGCATAATAGCCAGGGATACTTTGATGTAACCAGGTGCGCATGATATAGCTATCTCAGGATCACATTCAGGTTATTATTTTGTCTGGAACTGCCTTCCAAGCAACCCATCACTTCTGGTAGCCCTCATTAAGACCTCGGTCACTTTGGCCTCAATTTCCTTTCCTAACGCCCTTGCTGCGGCATTCCCATCTCCAGAAGAGTTTGATGATGTGTAGCCCTTATTATCGACATAAATATCTATGTTGACCTGCGGTTGCCCACCACCACCGCCCTGCGCTCGTACCCCCAACCGCCCGGCAGAGTCTTTTGCCAGTGGCATGATGGCCTCCGGCCCGGCTTCAGCGAATACTCCACCTTTGGCGAACTTAGATGCACCCTGGAATGTGAAATACTGAGGAGAGTCGTAGACACCGTTCACATATTTACTGAGACCTGAAGATTCATAGACTCCGCCTTTAGCGTTGAACGTTACTCCAGAAGCAGCATTAGTGTAAGCACCACCCGGAGTTGCTCCACCACCACTAGCACTGCCACTAATCCATCCCATTGCGGCCTGAATCGCATAAGCAACCATCAACCTGTTCACGACCTCGGCGATCATCTTAAGCATCGACATTCCGAACGACTTAATTGAGGCTTTACCTGTGACCATGAGGTCAGTAAGCATGTCAGATAACCCGGTCAGCGCCGAGCCAGCTACATTCTTCACCGAACTGTATGTATCAGTGGCAGCTTCCAGGTATTCATTCCAGCCGCTCAATGCGCCAGCCTTCCAGTTGCCGCGCAGCTTGTCCTCTTCGGCGTAGTAGTTCCGAAGGGCTGCCAGTTCTTTCTCATAGCCAGCATCCTCAAGCTTACCACCGCCATTTAGCCAGCCCTGCCGAAGCTGCGCCTCTTCGGTCATTCGCTGGGCCATGCGACTACTTAACCCAGCCCCGCTACGCAATGCCTCAGACTTTTCAGTCATCTGTGTAATATACTTATCCGCCTGCTTTGCCAGGCTGTTAATCTTCTGCAGGGCCTCGACTTCCTTGTTCTTCTGATCAACAACCTTAGCTGCATTCAGAATGGCTTCACGGCTCGACAGGAGAGATTTCTCCTGTGCGGTGAGGGCCCGGGTTTTGGCAGCCACATCCAGCTCAGCAAAGTGGGATTGCTGCTTGCTGAACTCAGTATTTTTGGCGCGCGTTTCCCCAGTCTGACGCAGGGTCTCGAGGGTTTCCGTTAACGTTCTGGCCTGTGCCCGGTAATTCTCAAGGGTACGATCACCTGCATCGAGTGTTGCTTTCGCTTCTTTAGTCTTTTTGGCTGAGTCTTCGGCTAATTTCGAAACCGCATTCCTGGACTCGCGGCTGGTACCACCGTCCCCGGAAACTCCAGCCCCCTTTGCTTCAGCCTCGTAATTTGCCTGGGCATTAGGAGCGGAAACACGTTCCAACAACTTGTTGTAACGATTTTTATTCTCGGCGATCTGTTTATCTGCTTCTGCCCCGGCCTTTTTCATTGCCTCGACGTCCATACCGAGGAAATTAGCTAATGCCCCGCCGCCAGGTATCTTTTCTGCCCACCCAGCAACAGTGCCAGTGAATTTGGCATCCAACGATGTGATATTGAGAAACAGGTCTTTTATCGACGCTTCTACCAGGTTGAAGATATCGATCACCTGGTTCCCCCAGGCACGGACAGTAATACCAATATCCCGGAAGTTGTCGGATGCGCTTTTTTTCAGCGTATCCCAGACTCTACCGATGTTATCAGTAGCCTTGTTCGTTTCTTCAGCACGCCTGGACATAACATCAGCGTAAAGCTGAATGGCCTCTGCTACAGCAGCCTCTTCACCCTTCTGCTTACGCAACTGGATGATGTGCTTCATCATTGCTTCATCGACAAAGCCATATTGTTCATTCAGGCTGGCCAGCCCTTTTACCGGATCGCTGACAATTTTGCCGAAGTCGGACATCGCCGCTTTGGTGTCGCTACCAGCCTTGCCCATCAGGGTGATGGAGGTGGCGATCTGTTTCATCTGGTTGGCGGTATATTTGCCAGTATCGTTCAGCGTAACCAGAGTATCGACAGTGGAGCTGATGGATGTGTTCGTCTTGCCGGCGACCTCCTCAGCGGCCTGGTTAAGCTGCTGCATCGAGGAGAAGCCAGCGCCCCCCATCATGATGACTGAGCGCGCCACCTGATCGAACTGTTGAGACGAACTGTATGCAGCAGCAGCCAGCAAGCCGATGGTACCGACCAGACCGGCCAGCGCAATCGTGGTTGGGTTAATCATCCCTGCCATGCTGCGGATGTATTCGCCGACGCCAGTGAGCGCCCCCTGAACCCCGCCAAACTGGTCTTTAATCTGTCCGCCCTGCTGTAACAAGATCAGGAACGGGGATTGCCCGCCAGCCAACTGCGTTGCAATATCAGTGAACTGTGCCGGTAGTGTGCGCATTGCTGCGCTGTACTGGCCAACGGAGATTCCAGCGCGCCGGGCAGCAGCTTCCTGCCGGGATAGCGCCTCAGGCAGGACGTCAGCCACGCCAGACAGGCGCTCACGCGTCTGGTTCAGGATTGTATTGAAGTGCTCGAACTGCGCGCCGTTGATACGTCCTGATTCGAAGTGCGCCACCAGCTGCGCGTGTTGTTCATCCAGCGAGTTGAATGCACGGATCGTCGGGTCAATAGAGCCCAGCAGATTTTTCAGCGCTGCGGATTGCTTCTCGGCAGCCTGGGTGGCTGCCAGTTCTGCCTGAGCGCACGCGGCAGCTTCTCCTGTATCCGTCAGTTTTAAACGGGTATCGTCCAGGATTTTGTTGTAATGCTGAAAATCATCAGTATCCAGGAAACCTTTGGTCTGGAAGTTACGCAGCGCTGCCTGTTGTTCATCCAGCCGGTTCAGCGCCTTGTTAACTGGATCGATATTCTCCAGCAGCCCCTTCAGCGCGGTCTGCTGTTCCTTGATACCTTCAGTGCCCTGTTTCGCAGACTCAGCACCAGCACGGAATACACTATTAAGGTCATCAGCTTTGTCGACAGCACCAGATGCCGCCTGGCCGAGTTTATCCAGTTCATTGCTGGCCGTTTTCAGGTCGGAAACATCAGCCCGCAAAGTAATCGAGGCGATTTGATCAGACATTATTTCGTCTCCTTGTGCATTACTTTAAGAGCCTCGCTTTCCATGACTCGAATATCCGCCATGCAGGCCGCCGCATCGTCCACCCCATGTAACTCAAACACCCAGGGGAGAACGTTGTAATCAAGGCCGGTCGCACCGCTCGCACCGACGCGCCATTGGGTAGACAGTGTGGAGAAGACGGTGAAAGCCTCCCATATGGATGGCAGGATCCCCACTTCTTCCTCCACGTCCTCAGGCGTTAAACCAAAAGCGGCTAACTCCGCGAGCGTCGGTCCCGGTGTATACAACGCTGCAGCGACCTGCCTCAGTTTTTTTCGCGCAGTCCCATCAGCTCTTTGGTGTATGCCAGCCCGATGCTGTCGAACGCGCGAGGATAGTTCTTTAGCAGGACGATTACGTTGTCGCGGGTAAACTCGTCAGGCAGCGCCCATCCTTCGACTATCTCCATCAGGTAATCGGCCTGCGGTTCGATAGAGGCTTTATTACCATCAGCTTTTTTTTGCAGTTGCTCATCCATAGCGCGCAGCTCGTCCAGCGTTTTATGGCGGAAAGTGAAGGTCAGCTTGCCATCTTCGGCCCCAGCGCGCGGGATGCTGGCAGTAACGGAAAATGTCGGATTGGGGATCAGGGAGAATTTGGTCATTTGTTCATCTCGGTAAGGCCCGGATTACCGGGCCAGATTAATCAAGTAATGCTGACGGTGCATCCGGCAGAAGTGAGCGTCTTCCCTGCGGCGTCGGTAACTTCGCAGGTATACACCCCAGCATCAGAAGACTGAGCGGACGGAATGTTGAGCGTCGAGGCGGTTTTGCCCGGAATAGCTGTGCCGTCCTTCTTCCAGACATAGGTGTACGGCGCGGAACCACCCTGCATGACCACCGACAGATCCAGAGCTGCATTAGCAGCAACAGACTTGGTTGCTGGCAGGTCAGTCAGGAACGCCAGAGGTGTAGCGGAGGAGTCAGCGATCGGGTAAATCTGCATATCCGATTCGAAGTTCATGCGCGCTTCATTACTTTCAACAGCGTTGATTTCAGTACGTGGTACACGCTGGAAGGATACTTTGGCAGAGTAGTATCGATCGGCTTTGCCGCGCGGGTTGTGGAACCAGACCGCTGTAGTATCGCTGGAGTCGTCCAGATCAATCAGACGTTTGTAGATAGCCAACTGCGGGTCATGCGCGAAGGTGTAGACCTGTACCACCGCGTTTTTGAAAGTCGGGATGGTACGGGCCTTATCATCCTCCAGGAACTGGACACTGATAGTCTGCTGGTCGCCGCCTTCAGTGGACAGCGTCATGACCTGCGGCATGGTGATCCACGAGTCGACTTTGCGCAGCGTGCCTGCGCCGGTGCCCGCCGGGAATTTCTTGGTGTCGGTCGTATCGAAGGCTTCCAGCACGATTTTATTGCTGGTCACGGACTTAATACGCAGCACCATATTGTCGAGCTTCAGCCAGCCAGAGCTAACCTGGACGACATCGTCCGCGAGGATGCCAGCAGCCGAGGCAACGGTCAGTTCGCATTCCGTCGCATTGGATGCCGCAGTGAAGACAATCGGCGCAAGATACGCCTTGGCCACGTTTACACGCGACCCGTTAGGGATTGCGAATGCCATTGCATTCTCCTGAATTTAGGGAATAAAAAACCCGCCGGGTGGCGGGTCAGTAATCAGCGCGGTACTGCATGCTGATGGGGATGGTATAGGTTATGGAGCCGCTGCTGCCGTTTGGTGCAGAGGTCGGACGGTCCTGTACTGGCTGGCGAATCTGAGGCGGCCCGTTGATATAGACGGTCAAATCACCAGCTACTAGAGCAAGGCCTTCGGGAAACCCACCCGCAATCACACTGGCAAATGTTCGCGCCTTGCCGACGCCCATTCCTGCGGGGGTGACTATGTTCACCTGGAAAATGCCCTGATACGTACGAAGCTGCCCCGCAAAGTCTTGCCCGATAGTTTGTGCCGGGAGTATATAGACCCTCCCGTACGGGGCATCATCTGGCGGTTCAAAAATGATGTTTGGCCAGGCTATCGGCATGTCAATCGCAAGGGCGATATCAGCAAGGCGCGACTCGAGCAATTCCGCAATTAGCATTGATTGGTCAACGGCCATTACGTACCTCACTCATCGCCTCACGAAACAACTGCGCAGCGTCCAGTGCAGTGATACCTACCATGCCTCCCGGCGCCTGATTCGAGTGCCCGTTCTCCAGTGCCTGTGCGTATGGCAGGTTATTTGTGAAGTAAATCGAGCTGACCTGCCCTACCCGGAACACCTCGAGCACTGCCAAACCTCGGGAGTTGGAACCCTGGCCGGAAGCGTCCGGTGTATCATTGGATTGGGTCGGTTGGCTATCAAACCCCACATACCAGTTGTTCTTGAAGCGTCCGCCGACATAGCCCTCAGGCTTCTTGATATCCATCGAGTCATTGACGCGTAACCCGCGCTTAAGTCGCCCTGCCTTGGTCAGGTTGGCTGGGTCATCGCGAAGCGCCGCGTTATGCTCCCGCACCGCAGTGTTGTACGCCGTCGCGGTTTGGTTAACCAGCCAGGTATCCGGCTGCCCGACGGGTGACATGTCCACCAACCGGCCAAGGATTTTGATACCCGTCCGGCGCACCACCGTGTCCATTTCCTGCTTCGATGTGTCAACGAACAACTGAACGGCAGCAAGGAATGGCTGATTAGCTGAATTAGCCATAATTAAGCCCTCAGTTGGATGTTGTAGGAGATCAGCACATCGGCTGGCTTAACCGGGTTCGGCTGCACCACGCGCCATTTCTTGCCGTCGATTTCGATGCGGTCATCTATACGCACCTCCGTTTCAAACGTGGCCGCCAGTTTTTTATCACCGGTGGCGATCAAGGAACCATCGATTTCTCGGGAGGAGTATTCGGTGATAACGCCGGTGACGGTCGCAATGGTAACCGGTGTGGTGACCTCCTTGCCGGACTGATCACGAATGGTACTGCCGCCGCGGGTAAGTTGGTATGCCTTACCGTTCTCGGTGAGCAGTCGGGTTGCTGTCGCGCGCATGCGCAGATAGTTAATTGCCATCTCAGCCCCTTTCGATGCGGATCTGATTGCCGCCAACTACTAGCCCGCGCAGTGAGGAGAAGAACCAAGGGAACGACGGTACGGCCTTATTGGTGCCCGGTTCGTACTGTACAGTTACCGCACCCTCGACACGCTCCATCGTCACCGCCCCACCACCAGCGACCGAAGGAGTGAGGTCAATCTCCTGCGATTCGATAGCCAGGCGGCACTGAGCGTCAACCAGACGCTGCGGGATGGTGTCATCCGGCAGGTCAATACCATCAAAACGCACATCAATGCGGGGCCACGATAGCGGCTGTGAAGCAACGCTGCGCTGCCCGCGCCAAGACTTACCTTCTAGATAATCCATTGCCTGCATCAGCATCTGGCCGCACTCTCCATCGTCAGCGGGAACGGTATAACCGCGCCCGTCGGCAAAGATCCGCAGGTCGTTCACGCTGGCGTAGCTGTTGAAGTCAGGCGAGTGGGGATCGGCAACAAGCATGGTTATTCCTCCATACGCCAGTCCAGCGCCAGCCAGTTATCCACTTCATCAGGGTGAACATCTGCGCGCAGCGGGCCGCCAGGGAACTCTGGCTCATCGCGTACCATCACTACCAGTTCCCCCGCATTCTTCTCAGCCTCGCGCTTCGCGCGCTGCTCTTTCGTTAGTCCAGCCATTAGTCCCCCAATAAACAAAGGGGCCGAAGCCCCTTTCGCATGATTAATTAGTTTTTTACGAACGATATAATAATGTTGAGCGAAAGCACTGATAATCACTTTTAAAAAAGTTTATCAACTCAATCAACATGATGAAGCAATTAATCGCTCTACAGTTAAGATTATTCAATCTTAAAAAACTGTAATGGTTAGTTGCCTTTTTTTCCAGTAATTGTGTATTCGCACTTAGTGACGGGTCTTTTTCCTGTATCAAGCAACACGGTGTCAAAATTATCTGGATTATCAGAGTATTTGAGAGATGCTAAAAACTGCCATGACACATATTGGCTACAATTCGACAATCTAAAGGGGATTGTGCCATAGCCTGGCACGGGTCGTACTCCATCCATGACCTTTGTACCCTGTTTAGTCCAAGCAATAAGGACAACGCCCTTATGCTCCTCACCAGATTCATTAACAAACTTAACAACCAAGTCTTCGGAGATAGCAACTCCAGAAAACAAAAGTCCCAAAGCAGCTATAATTATCCCCATCCGATTTTTCATACAACACCCCACCTAAGATGAAATTTAATTGCAGTTAACATCGAATGCAACTGTACGATATAAAAATACGATATCGTGATTTAATAATTGCCTAACAAAACAACCTGTCAATTTCTTCACATAAAATATTAAAGAAACAATCCAAGTTATAACTACGATTAATTATCAACTAATAGGGTGTTATAACTTTCATGACTACCCAGCGATAATAGCCGAGTGCGCAGGTTTGATGGATGCAGTCCCCCAGGCCAGACCAACTTCGTAACGCACCTGACGGTACTGGCGGTACAGTGCAATCTGGAAGGTGATGCCGGATACCGGGTCGGTGACGTTCATCACGTCGTCCGCGCTATCACCACCTTCCGGCATTGCTGGAGTACGGCATGCCAGCAGAAATGCGTTACGGTCAAAGGCAACGTTTGGCGCGAACTCGCTCAGAACAGTGACAGTTGCCTGGTCTGCCAGATCCTGACGCAGGCCCGGTGCACCGATGGTGATGCTCGAAGAGGTTGCAGCAACCACCATGTACTGGTTGTCATCACCGTCGAACTTCACTGCGGTACCAACAGCAATGCCGCCGGTACCAGAAGAGATAGGCACGATGATGTCGCCCTCTTTCTTCGCGCCGTTGACTTTGTAGCCGGAGGCGGTGCTTTTCGCCGTACGCTTGATGTTGGCGGATTCATGTAGGTTGAAGCCCATCACGCGACCGATTACACCTTCGCGCAGGAGCTGGTCGGTACCGGCTTCGTTCGCTTTGAACAGAACGGATTGCTTACCGCGGATGGTCGCCATTGCTTCGCCACCCAACACCATGCGCAGGTCAGTGGTTGGCGCACCGTTATCAGTCAGGATTTGACGGGCATTGGCTGCATCAGACAAGTCGTCTTTGATACTGAACGGCGTATCTTTTGGCGTACCCACAGCGCGGGAAGAGTTGAAGAACTGAGCGGCCAGATCCGCATCGACTTCGTTGCCCAGCGCGCGGAATGCCTGTTTGAACTGGTCTGCCAAGATAGTGTTGTAAGTGCCGGATGGGCCTACGGCGAGCTGCTCTTCACCATTCCATTTGACCGGGGCCATTTTGGATTTGGTGATCTGCACGTTCACGGTGCCGATGTTCTGGTCGCCATCGTTTGGAGCTGTTGCCCCGGGAACAATATCAGTCGTAGTAGCCTGCGGTGCTACTGGTGCGGTAACGGTCTGACCTTTGGCGGCAGCATCGGCTTTAGCGTTGCGAGCCACTGCCGGGATAAAGCCAACCTGCTCGCGGGATACCACGTCCAGTGCGGTGTAGATGGTCGGGATGAGGCCAGTGAGGGTATTAGACATTCAGGTTTCCTTTCGATTAATCGACGATGGTGACGCCGTCTTTCAACGCGGTCTGCTTACCCACGTCATCCAGAGCATCAAACGCACCACGCTTCATGGTTTTTTGCCCGGCCTGATGCTGCGTCTGGTGAGAGCCACCGCCGCTATTGCCGGACGCTTTGAGGATATAGTCTTTCTGCGGATGCAACTCGACCAGAGATTCCAGCGCTTCATCGAAGCCAGCCAACTCGCCGGGTTTAGTGCGGGAGAACACCTTGTTGCCCTGCCCGTCGTACGCCACGACCTTGCCGTCTTCGATTTTGAAGTTCTGCCCGAAGTGAGAGCGCACGAACTCAGCCGGGATCGCCATCTTCTCTGAAATGAACTTTGAACCACCGAAGCGGCCGCCAATCATCTCGTCGTAGAGTTGAGTTTCCAGCTGTTTGGTCTTGCCGTTCGCCTCGTCCAGTTGCTGCTGGAATACCTTGGTGATCTCGGCCTTCACCTGGTCAACGGCACCAGCATCGATCAGTTTTTTCTGGTCGATTTTGGTCATCATTTCCAGGGCTTCGAGCGCCTTGGCCGGGTCGGTGATGCCAGAGAATTTCGCGAGATTGGCTTCCGCCGCTTCCTTCGCTTCACGGTGAGTTTTCGCCTCGCCATTCAGAGAGGTGATTTTGGTCATCGCTGCGACCGCATCGAACGGGATCTCTTTGCCGTCATCATGGACGTACACAGGCATACCGTTTTCAACGACCACATTGCCGTTAGCATCGAGTTTGAGTTTCATTGTTTTGCTCCGGCCTTCCGGCCATTGGTAATAGGTCATCCGACCCGGTCACCGCGTCGCATCCGCTCAGCGGCAGGCATAAAAAAGGCTGCCCGGAGGCAGCCTGATATTGATAGGGTTGTGTTATTCAAACGCCGACGCATCCACGCGGCGCAGTTCGTCCAGGGTGAGAAACTCCCCGGCATCGTTAAACATCTCAGGCACCGTGATTTTGCCGTCACGAAGCATCATGGCGCGGGTGACACCAAGCACCTGCTCCTGTCGCGCGTACGGCTGACGGGTAAGCCAGTCGGCATAGCTTGTATGCGCTGGCAATTGTCCGTCCATCGAGGCGCGTGTAGCGTTGGTCAGCTCGTCATAGGGGATTTGCAATTCTTCCCATGATTTGGTGAGCAGGATTTCGCCGGAGCGGCAGCAGAAGTGAATCTTGCCGGGTCCGCGCAGATAAGGGACCACATGCCCCAGCGGCTTGCCGTCGAGCGAGTAGAGTTTGCGGTCGCGGATGATGCACCACTGGCTGGTATGCGTGTCGAGGGTGGATGACCACTGCTTGGCCTTCACGATATCGCTGTTGGCCTGGGCGAAGTCCTGACGGGCCGAGGCGGCCATATGGTTAACCGCCGTGCGCGTCACCACAGTCAGGTCGCGGCGGGATGAGTTGATTACCCCGTCCTCGCGATTGCGCTGTGGCGTACCAGCCACACGCCTGACAATCTGCTCTACCGTTTCACCCTGGAGGAAACCAGAGCGAACAGCGTTGGTGATTTTGTCCAGCCGATCCGATTCAAGCTTCTTACCCCACTCTTTCAGCAATCGTCCCTGAAAGGGCTGCGCCACAGCTGCGGCGTAAACCTGCTCAGGTGCAATGCTCTGGAGCGGGACGTGCTGAAGAATCTGCATGGGGATGATACTGCTGAAGAGGTCCATCTGATATCCGGCCTCATACTCAACGTAGCGCGTCAGTTCGCGAGCCAGCGCAACATTAACCGGTTCGTAGGCCTGTTGGTTCAGGTTACGCACACCATCCAGCAGCGAAGCCAGGCGGCGGGCACTCAAGGTATCAGTACGCTTGCCATCCAGCAGCACAAGCAGTTTTGCGGCCAGATCAGCATCCAGCTTGTTCAGCAATGCCACCATCCGATGGGCAACGCCAGTACCGTAGCGGTTCACATACAGGCCGTGCGCTATAGTCTCGTCCTGCAGACGGTCATTGACAGAATGAGCCATATCACACCTCGCCTGGTGGCGGTTCGGTCAGCGAGGCTGATTCAGCCAGTAGTTCACTCAGCACCACATCGGGATCTGCATCAGCATCGATGATGTTCAGCTTCTGGAGGGATTTAATCGCGTCAATACGACGTATATCGCCGCCCTGGCGAAGCGACTGAATGGCCAGTGCCGCCGGAGGATTGAACTCTTTCGACTCGACATCCAGCTCGGTGCGGACATCGACGTTACCACCCTCAGATTCCCCTATGTACTCGGCCATAATTTGCAGGATGTTGTCGATCGCATCTTCCAGGCTGGTTGCCATAGTGTAGAGCGGCGACTGCTCCTGCATTTTCTCTTCTGAGGTCTGGTCAACAGACTTGGTTGAGGTATTGTCGGTACGCAGCAGCTTCGCGCCCGCCTGTCGCATCTGCTCCACCAGGTCGGTTAGCGACTCTTTACCGGCACTGATTGAAGTACCTGTGTGTTCGACGTATTCAAGCCCCTGCTTCTGCCGATCGGAGAACTGGGTGGCAGAAGAAGAACCAATCACCAGCTCCTGCCCCTCCTCCAGACCAAACACCGTAAGCAACGGGACACGAGCTACGTGCAGGATGTTGTCCTGCTCGCTCTGGCTCTGCCAGTGCTTAACATTCAGCAGCGCCATGTTGAGCAGCGGCGGAGAGCCGCACATAAACCCGGTGCGTTTGGTGTATAGCGTGACCAGCGTGATGTCCTGCCGGGATGTTTGCCACTCCTCGTGCAGCGTCCAGTTCACCTGGGCGTTGTCGCCAGTGGCCTTGCGGTAAATCTGCACCTGCCCGGGCGTCAGCAGGCGAATCTGTTCAACCTTCGTCTGCCCGAAGTCGTCGCCATCCTCGACAACCACCTCTTTGATGCGCAGCGAGGTGAGTACGACCTTGCCTCCGACCATCTTCGACTTCCAACCGATCACCTGGCGGGGATTCAGCATAGTTACGTATGGTCGCGCACCAGTAGCCTTTTCATCTGCCTTGGTCTTCACCTGTTCAGCGTCTACGCGGGGATAATCCACCAGCGCATGCGAAAGGCCATACTGCATTGCCAGACTGAAGAACGCCTGCGCCCAGACATCGAGGCGTGTGCCCTCCAGATCCACGTTCTTCGCAAATTCGCGCAGTGCATCAGGGACGTTTTCGCCCAACTGGATTGGCTCAGCGAATACACGCCCAACGTTCTGGTTGATCGTCTCTTCATACGCAGGGAGTAATGTGGCCACTGCTAGGCGCTTTTTGTAATCCTCTTTGTCTTCCTTCGGCCAGCGCGGAAGATAAGCCTCACCTAGCTGGCGCATGTACAACGTGCCGCCCATCAGAGCGTCGTTAATGTCCCACGCCTGCACCATGTTCCCATAGTCCAGATTGGGTGTTGAAATATCAGGCATGGAGTTAAATCCGTAGGTTGGTGACTTTGCCGACTTTCTTCGGCGGTGAATGCAGCACGGCGTAGCGCGTACCATCCCAGTCGTGGTCTTCCTGCTGGGTGTCTACATCGTCAGGGTTCTTACTGTCGCGGACGAGCACCGGAACACGGCTTATCCAGCCTCTGCAGTAGTTGAATACGTAGAATGCTGGCTTCTCAGGCATCCCTGACTCCAGCTTTTTACCTTCAATTACAGCCTCGAGCATGTCAGCAAACAGAGCTGCGCCGTTAACGCGCGATCCCGGTTTCTTGTTGGATGGAACCCACTTAACGCCCTGCGATTCCATCTTCTGGGCAATGGAGAGTTCGTCATCTCCAGTGTTGTAGATAGCCCCGTCAGCCGGGCCAGGTAGAACCTTCTTGCAGATGCCGGGCATGATATTCAACTGGCCCTGCGTGACCCCGTTGAGCTTTATCTCTTCGGGCTCAGCTAGTTCTTCGCCCACCAGCCGTTTATCCACCCACGCCACACCCTTGGCGACGTTAGTGGATGACATGTTCAGGCCTTTGTTGAGCTCATCAGGCGGGCAGCCATACCATTCGCCAATCAGTATCAGCGACCCGGCAGACGGGCAGAACTGGCGACCATCAGGCAACTCTGCGGCGGTACCGTCGGTACGCGCCCACCAGAGGTTAGAGAACGGCTTCGACTCCCCCCAGTCATGCGAGCGGTCGACCGTCCAGCTATCGGGGATACGAAACGGCTTAATGACGTGTAGCGACGCATTCCACAGGTGGTCAAATCGTCCACCGCTGGTAACGTCCCATGAGCCCTCTACCCACGCTTTACGCCGGTTCGGGTCTTTGATTGCCATCAGCGTTGCGATGTACTGAGGATCGAGATATGGGTTCTCTTTGAACGAGCCGTGAATAGCAACGCGGGTAAGCGTCACGTCCTCTTCTCGTTCGGTCTGCGGGTTAAAGACCTTTTGCGTTTCGCGAATGATAGTGCCGCGTGGTGCTGGCTCAATGAAGCGCTTCTTCACCCAGGTATGACCAATACCAAACGGGTTAGTGGTGCTGAACGTTTCCAGAGGGATCGGCTTCAGCAGCGAGCCATCATCCAGCGGGTAGTTTTCCGGCCGGAACGATGAGCGCCGGCAGGAGAACATCATCTCGTAGAACTCAGGCGACTGCTGCTTGGTCAGTTCGTTGAATCCGATAAACGGGAACTCCTGACCGTGATAGTCCCAGTAGTCGCCCTCTTCTTTCCCGAAGCGGAACAGTAGCTCTTCGCCAGTCGGCCATACCCAACGCAGCTCAGATGCCGATGCCAGATAACGTGCGCCGTCGTTAAACAGGCGGTACATACGCTTCGACTGGGTGATGATGTCGGTGAGGTTCTTATACTCGGTATCGAATATCACGCCACGCCAGAACGAGCCATAGCCCAAACCAACGAGACGGCGAAAGCGCGCCAACTGCGCGGCAGTTTTACCCGGTCCGCGCGTTCCCTCGTAGAGGATCTCGTTACACGGGCAGCTAAGGGAGAGCGATTGCGATCCCGGCAAAGGTTTCCAGACGGCTTTGTAATTCATCCACCAAGAACCTCGCTCTGTTGCTTCTGTGCTGCCGCTTCCCAGCTATCCACGTTATCGCTGGTCGGTACCAGCATGACGTTGTGAGTAGCTACGACTTTCTGTTCAACCTGCTCTTTGAACGCCTGCACCTTGATGTGCTTGCCGAGCAGTTCAAGGTTCTTGACCTTATCCGGCCACTTAATCTTCTTGAGCAGTGCGGCGGTGTTTCCCTCGGCTGACATCTCGACGACATCCAGCCCGGATAATGTCGTCCTCCAGACCTTCGGCCACTGTGACACTGGCCTGAGTTCACCGGTCGAGGTCAGGATGTCCAGCACGTCCATCTGGTCTATCTCAACGAGACGATTCAGGACGTATGTCGCATTTATGCCAACCAGATCATTGCGTTGCGCTTTAAGTTCGGCAATTCTGGACTGGATGTCAGGTTTTGACAGGTTTTCGGACGCAGTGCGGTTAGCTGTCTTTGCGCTGTACCCCGCCCGAATAGCCGCTTGCGTGGCGTTTAAATCGATGAGGTACTCGCGACAAAACATCTCTTGTTTGTCGGTAAGTGCCATGTTTACCTTCAAGGAGCAGGATATGAGTAATTATAAAATTGGTGACAAAGTGAAACTTAAATCCGGCGGACCGGTTATGACTGTTCATGACACCAATGTGCAAGTCCCAAAATATCGGGGAAACTTACGGTGCCAATGGTTTGCAGGAAAGAAACTTGAAGAAGGTTATTTCCCGGATGACTCACTTGAGGAAGTCGGGGATGACGAGCAATAAGGATCAAACCATCCTCTGGATGCTTGAACATCTCAAAAAAGACGGATGTCTATATCAAGATGATGTAGTCGATCATTTGGTTAAAACTAAAAATGAAGACCTTTTAGTTGAGAATGCCGACGGAAATTTAGCTTTGAGTCGTCAGATTCTTACTTTGTTTATGAAACATACAGCAGACGATGTTGTTTGGGTTAAGCCGCAGCGTTATTGGCGCTATCGTGTCGCTGAGGATGAACCTGGTCGTGAGGCCCGTGGGTAAACTAAAGGGCGATCATTCGCCCTTTTCTTCGACACTCTCTTCCAATGGCGTGAACTGCACGCGCTTTACATCGGCCGGAGCAAAATACAGCCACTGGCCCGTTTCCGTCGCCAGCGGCACAAAACCGTTAACCAACTCAGGCTGACGTCTCGACATCTTACCAGTGAAGGTTTCGCCTGTTTAGGTAGTGAAGTGATGTGGTAGATGTCGGACATTGAGCGCCTCTTTATCCGCTTGTAGGAATATCTAGTTTGTTATCCGCTGTAGGGGATAATGAAAAACTCACGTTCAATCATGCAATGTAAAAAACCCCGGCAGAGCGGGGTTTGAAAGTGCCATTAAGAATTAGAGTTCTCTTTTGAAAATACGCGCAGAGGCTACTTTATCTGTGCCGTTCATTCCATACGGATGTTGCGTATGGTACTTACGAAGCAGTAAATCGCATACTTCTTGATGTCTTGAGAGAAGAATTTTGTCAACATCACCCTGGTTTTTTGCATCAGGGAATACGTCTAGGTTGACCAAAAACAAAAAGTCATCTTCACCATGCGGGGTGTGAGCCACATACAGATATCCTTCATCTGCGATTTTAATTGCTGTAAAGCCTGTAACCGATGAAGGCTCAATATATTTATCAATTTCGCCTGGAGGAAGTAAACCTAGAGCATCACGAACCAATGTGGTGCAGAAAGCCACATCATGAGGATCGTCAAAGTTAACAGCTCGCGTCGCTTGGTTTTTACCAAATGTCTGAAGAATCTTTTCTTCACTATAACCTTCTTGGTCCAAATATCTAATCCACTGATATAGGTGCGCCCAAGGATTTCTCTTCCAGCCCATTTCACTCTCCTTTTACCAAAGAAAGCCAATAGTACCGTATATATGCTAGTTCTGTGAAATCTGTAAAATTTAATTAAGGCACTGTTCTTTGACGTAGTCCTGCAGATACCCAACCTGCTTCGTCACTGTGACGATTTGCCCTCTGAGGGTGAAATAATCCTGTTCGACGGCTCAATAAGTTGGGTCGTTACCATCATCCTTACCGATGATGTTGCTGTTTCACTCGCTCAGTAGTTGGTATGGTTCTGCATTGTCCCTTCACTAATGTCGTGCTGCGATGTAATTTCACGGAGGGACATCACCCCGGCCCGGTAAGCCGATTCGATAGCCTCCCAGTCAGGTTTGCTCATTCGTTACTCCGTTATTTTCGATTCGATGGTCGCCATACAGTGAAATCCCTTAAGTTTTTTCAGCGAATTGGCGATAACGATTCTAGTGACTGATAGAAAAGGAAGAACAATGATTAGATGTGTAACTCCCGCCTATAAAGACATCTGGAATATTTGCGAAAATTCAGATCGAAGCGATAAGGCCGTAATTCTTATCGTTAATAGTGCTTGGGCAAAAGAAGTTGCCTTAGCTCAATTCAAAGAGGATGGGTACGACGCTAAAATCGCTAAACTAACTTCTATCAAGGAATGGATGACACACGGCGGAGAGCTAAACCCATCGATAATGCACATTTCTCGCGATGGCATAACAAGGTTTGACGAAGGCAGAACTCGCGCGATCGTGGCTGACGAAAAAGGCTACCATGACTATCCGATCGCAACCACTTACCGCCACGCAATGAATCTCAAGCAGCACTGGGGCTCAGTATCGCACGCAAAAAAGGTGTTTGATTTTACTGAATGCTGGGATCATATAGATAACGCGATAATCTTAGGAAATCCATAAATACTGGCATATGCGTTTAACGCATATGAACGTTCAAATCGATGAAGTTCTCGCGACAGAACATTTCTTGTTTGTCGGTGAGTGCCATTTTTTAACCCAAGGAGTGATATGGAAAGTTATTCGGATGAATTGAAGCAAAAGCTTTTCGATTTGATGCTTTTTTACAGTGGGGCTGAGTATGTGCTGGCTGAACTACGAAACAATCCATCTTTCAATGCGTCTCACAATGGAGCTTTTGTTCGAACTAATGCACCTAAAGTCATTGATCTAACTGGCGAAGTACTCCATCAGATTGGATATGAAATACGTGCTTTCTCACGCACGTCCGATGGCAGCACCAAGCTTTACATCAATGAACCCAAGGATATGGGAGGCATATTAAGAGATGGAGCAGGCTCAATTGCATTTATTCATAGCGATGAAAATCTGTCGATGGCTGTAGGCGAACAAGCCCGTTTTGCATCAGATAGGTTCCTTCCTGACTCTTGGGACTATCTTTTAGAAGAGATCCGCATTTTATGTAGTGACACTGAGGTAAACTCACTGCGAAAACCATAAAACGCTCACACCTAAGCCATATTGCCATTACGATGGGGCTGTCCATGGTGATGGCAATAAAAAACCGCCCGGAGGCGGTTTGATGAGATCGTTATTTGATTATCCGAATAACTGTATTATCTTTAGGTGATACCGATAGGAAAACCTTATCGAACTTGCCTGGAGCATGCTTTTCGAGTATACCAACAACCTCCTTTTTGAAGGATATTGATTCTTCCTCCAAAATGTTTCCTAGATCTTTTTTTCTAGGGTGGTATTCCACCTTTCGCCTTCCAGCGAATAAATTCCTAGGGATAGTCGACTCTCCAATGTTTGTGTCTCTCGAGTATCCTGCTCTGTCGAGATCAGCATTGATGGGACCATACTCACTGCTAGCTCCCTTAAGATCAAAGCTAACAATATAGATGAGCTCTACCTCAACTTTAGACATCTCATCCATAGCTGCTCGGATTCGATCATTTGTGGACATAATTAACCTCCCTGGTTGAAGGCTTTTTTATCGGAAAAAAGCAGGGAATATTTAGTTTTTTTACGTTTTACTTCAAACACTGTTCCCTGATGTACTCCTGCAGATACTTCACTTTGGCCCGGTCACTGATGATTCCAGATCTGATACCGAGAACGTTTCGTCCAGCAACAGGAGAGAGTTCGACGGTGGCATCATCGCCCACGCTGGGGGCGCTGGGGGTTTCGGTTGGGGCTGGCACTGGACAGCGGCCTTTGACGAGCACCCGACCACCAGCATCAAGCTTGCGCTGCAGAGCAGCATTCTTAGCGTTCGCATCAGCTAACTCCTTCGTGTATTTCTCATCGAGTGCGGCGACGTCGCGCTGGCGTGCCTGCATGTCTTTGATGGTGGCGTTCGCCAGGCTGAGTTGCTCTGTAGCTTCATCGCGCTGTTCTTTGTAGGTGATGGCGTTGTCGCGGTAGTGATTAACAACCCAACTAAGCAATACGATTATGCAGACGACAACAGCAATGATGATTGTGGTTAGACGGCTCATTTATCCAACCCCCAGCACGCCAGCGCGCTTTCCTGATCCCGCCGTTCTACCTGTCCGTAGCAACCATTCTTCTGCCCTTTGGTCAGGCGACAATCGCGGCCACCGTCTTTTATCCACCAGCGGATCGCTTCACAGGCTCCTTTACGGTCGCCAGCATTGATGCGCTTATAGAACGTAGACGGGAAGCATTTTCCGGGGCCGATGTTGTATGGGCAAAATGACGCGATACCCGCTTTCTGTGGTTCGGTCAGTGGTACTTTGATATTTCGGTCAACCCACGCCAGTGCCTTATCACGCTCAATGGCGTTTACCTGAGCGCATTTTTCAGCAGACAGCTTCATGCCCTGAACTACTGGCTTGCCATCAACCATCGTGGCGCCACGGCAAATCGTCCAGAGCCCGCCGCCGTCACGATACGCCTGCTCGCTATTACCCTCTTTCTCATCCAGAAACTGATCGAGAATCACGGGCGCGGAAGCCCCGACAAGAATCAAACCAACGACCGCTGCGCTTAGTTTATTCTTCAGCTTTGGTGGCATAGCCATTGCGCCGATCCTCCCGTTCTTTCCAGCGGAAATACCAGTTCACTGCACAGGTAATGACGGTGCATGCGATACCGACAATAATTGCCCAGTCGCTCAGGCTTAACCCTGCAATTCTGTCGGCCAACATCCAGGACACCTCTTTTGCTGTTTTAGCTGTTTCGGCATATGCCTTCGC